GTTTGAGGGTGAGATCACAAGTGAACTCGCCTACGACGCCACGGGTGCTACCATCGAGACAGCCTTTGAGCTGCTCCCGACAGTCGGTGCAGGTAATGGCACAATTACTGGTGGAGCCGGTGGTCCTTGGGTCCTCGAATGGACCGGAACCAAAGCTGGAGCATCCCAAGATGCTGTGACAGCAAGCAACGTTGGTATCGACGAAATCCAGACGGCGACCTACTCTGGCAACGCTGTTACGGATACGTACTACCTGACTTGGGGTGGTAATGCCACCGTGGAGTTGGCTATCGATGACAACAACGCTGCCATCCTGGCTGCTTTAGAAGGTCTCGATGGTATTGAGAGTGGCGACGTTGTGGTTAGTGGTGGAGCCGCCCCTGGCACGCCCGTAGTAATCACCTTCGCCGAGAACCTTGCCAATACTGATGTCGGTGCTATCACCGGAACCGGTGGGACGAACGAAGTCCAGACCATCACACTGACTGACACAATTGCTGGCGACGACTTCTGGGTCGCCTTTGGTGGTCAGACAAGTGGTAACATCGCTTACGACGCCACAGCGGCTGTGGTACAGTCGGCTCTTGAAGCCATGACCAGTATCGCTGTGGGCGACGTTGTTGTCACAGGTGCCGATGGTGGTCCGTACACCCTGACATGGGGCGGAGCACAACTCAATACGGACGTAGCCGAAGTCACGGGTGATGCTGGAACCGATGAAGTTCAAGTGGTAAGATCATTCGATGGTGCCACAGGCGGTTCGTGGTCGATGGACTGGAACGCTGAAGGTCCGACTGTTGTTGCATGGGATGCGGCAGCGTCTACGATCCAGACGGCTCTGGAAGGCTACGCAACTCCGGTCCCTGGTGACATCCAGGTTAGTGGAGCGGCTGGTGGACCCTACACGTTTACGTACGGAGCGAATCTCGGCAACTCGGTTCAACCTGACATCACGGCTGACGGTACTCTCTTGTCTGGTAAGCCTGTCGTCCTGGTGGTGGACCAAGAGGCTGTCGCTGGTGTCAGCGAAGTCCAAACGGTTTCGATCCCCGCCGCTGCCACGGGTGGCACGTTCACACTGACGTTCGATGCGGTTGAGACAGGTAACATTGCGTACGACGCAGATGGTGCCGCAGTCGATGCAGCATTGGAAGCCATAGTACCCATCGGTGCTGGTGACGTTGTTGTTACAGGTCCCGCAGGCGGTCCTTGGGTTGTGACATTTGCGACTCTGCTCGCGGACGCTCCCCAACCTGACATGACTGGTGACGGAGCCCTTCTGTCCAGTTTCAATGTGACAGTGGTCGAGACGCAGGTCGGTGGCAGTGGAGTCAACGAGATTCAAACCATCGGGATTCCGGCGTCGACTACAAGTGGCACGTTTACGATGACCTACAATGGTCAGACGACAGGCACGATTGCCTGGAACGCAAATGCCGCCACGGTTGAAGCCGCTCTGAAGACTCTGACCAACATCGACTCGGGTGATGTAACCGTCACGGGTGGACCTGGTCCGAGTGCTATCTGGATTTGCGAGTTCAAGGGTAACCTCGCCGGAACCGAACTGGTTCTGATGGGTGGAGATGGTACGCTCTTGGCTGGTGGACATGCTGTGACAGTCGTTGAGACTACACCTGGTGTGACTGCCGTCAACGAGATTCAACTCTTCGCTCTCCCGGCTGACACCGATGGTGGGACATACGTTCTATCACTCGGAGGTGACCCTGGAACGGCTCTCGCATGGAATGCGAATGGTGCGGCTATCAAAGCGGACTTGGAAGCCAACATCGCCGCGATTGACACAGTGACGGTGAGTAACGGTCCCATTTTCTCGATTGAATTTCAAGGTGGCCAGGCGGGCACAGACGTTGCTCTGATGACCATGGACACCGCATTATTGACAGGAGGTGATCCTATCGTCGCCGTAGAGGTGACGGGTCATGCGGCAACGTTCACACCCGCGACAACAGTCGTTGGTAATGAACTCACAATTGGTGTTGTCGAGACCCAAAAAGGTGCGTCGAAATCAGTCACTATCGAAGAAGCCCAGTCGTCGTCCAAGGAGAGTAAGTACTCTTGGATCGGCACATAGGAGGTGAGCCTTGGCTATTACTAGCTCCTATTATGGAAACATACCAGAGGCGAACGAGTACTTTGCTCTTCGCCTCTGGGAGAGGGCCTGGACCCAAGCTGACCCCACCGACCGGCCCAAGGCCCTCTGGGCTGCCACGGTGATTATTGACTCGCTGAACTTCAAAGGACTTCGCAACAGCGTTTACACGCTGCTCGATGGAGACCCTGATGCAACCGACGAAGAGATTCGTGAAGCAGAAGGTGACCAACCCCTGGAGTTCCCTCGGGGCGAGGATATCTTAGTCCCCGAGATCATCCGTCGTGCGAACTATGAGATCGCTCACGCCTTGCTCGACGGTAAAGACCCTGAACTTGAGTTGGAGAACCTCGGCGTTATCAGTCAGGGGTATGCCTCGGTGAGAACGTCGTACTCTCGCAACCAAGTCCCAATTGAGCACATCATCAACGGAATACCCAGTCCACAAGCCTGGAGATGGCTCAAGCCGTTCCTCCGCGACGATGACGCCCTTGTGCTCGCGAGAATTTCCTAGAGGAGCACCTCATGGCAATCCGAGTTTCAAGGCAACATGCAGAAGCGTTAGTTGTTGTCGACAACGAAGGTTTAGGAGTTTCTAGACAACGGATCGAGTTGTTGTATGCAGACGACTCACTGCTCAACCTCAGAGTTTCAAGACAGCATGTTGACCCCCCGGCCTGACAGTTTCCAGGCAGCTTGTTGAAGTTCTGTATCCGGTTCGTGTCTTCTATGGTGATGGTGTATCGCTTCTTGACCTTCAGCAGGTTGTGGACGTCAAAACTTCTCTCATTACTGTTGCGTACTACGGAACGATCTACGAGGCTAATGAGTACTTCTCAAAACGTCTCCATGAACGTGCCTGGACAAACTCGAAACCTGCAAATAGGGAGAAAGCCCTATGGGCAGCTACTTCTATCATTGATGCTCTGAACTTCAAAGGAGCTAAGCATTCCGACTCTCAATTCTTAGAGTTCCCTCGGGATGATGACACGGAGGTTCCTATAGAAATTAGGATGGCGACCTATGAAATCGCCCAGTCACTTTTAGATGGGAAGGACCCAGACGAAGAGTTAGAAAATCTTGGCGTCATCCATCGTGGGATGGGTTCAGCAAGATCGTCATACTCCAGGACACAAGTTCCTATCGAACACATTATCAACGGGGTTCCAAGCCAACCGGCATGGAACTGGCTCAAGCCTTTCCTACGAGATGATGTCGACATTGTACTCACGCGAATACGCTAGTAGCAGTAGTCGCGAAGCTTACCGAACACTGTCCGCGTAAGGACAGGTTTGCCATACAGAATTTATCACCGCTGTCTATATGGCTTCAAATTTAGCGGGTGTTGTTGGAGACTATTCCATGTTTAACGAATTGACCATGTACTTGTCCGCTGCTGAGATTTCTTGTTACGATGGCGACGAAGGTGGCTCACCTGACGCCGCTGCCGCTGCCGCTGCCACTAAGGCTGCCGATGCCGCTGCCGATGCCGCTGCCGCCGCTTCCGTCCCCAAAACGTTCGACCAGGAAGCCGTCAACAAGATCGTCGAAGAGCGCCTTTCAAGGGACCGCCAAAAGCGGGAAACCGAGAACAAGGCGAAGTACCAGGACTTGCAAACCAAGCACGAAACACTGCTGGCTAACAAGAATCTCTCTGATGAGGAACGAACCAAGTTGGAAGGTTCCTTGGACGACGTTCGCAACCAGTTGCGAACGAAAGAGGAACGGGCAAAGCATGAGAAGGATCAACTGGAAGCCTCGTATAAGGACCAGTTGAAGTCAGCCGAAACTGATCGTGACTCGTGGAAGAGTCTTTTCCATGATTCCAATATCGCCCGCGATTTGCAGGATGCAGCGGTTAGCAACGATGCTTGGAACGCCAAGCAGATCACGAACCTACTCCAGCCGATGACATCGTTGAAGCCCAACGTTGACGAGGATGGAAACGACCTTGGTGGGTTCAGAACAATCGTTGATTTTCCCGACCATGATGAACAAGGGAAAGAAGTTACTTTCTCCGGCACACCGGATGAGATCGTGAAACGAATGAAAGAGATTGGCGGCGTACATGCCAACCTCTTCAAGTCGAACGTCGTCTCTGGTGCAGGTGCTGGAAATGCTACCGGTGGCGCAACACCGGGTGCCAATGGTCAAGTTGACGTACGAAATCTGACTACTCAGCAGTACGCCAAAATCCGAGCGGAACACCCTGAACAGCTTGGACTATAAGACCACCCCCAGGGGACGTGTTTGTAAATCATATTTTGACACCCGTTCTTAAAGGAACAATCAAGATGAATTCTCTCTACCTGTGCTGCGCTGAAGTTTCCTGTTTCGCCAACGACAACGACGCTTTCATCCCCGAAAAGTGGGCGATGGAAGGTCTGATGCAACTCGAAGAGAACATGGTAATGGCCCGCTTGGTCCACCGTGATTTCGAGAACGAGGTTGCCCGGTTCGGCGATGTTGTCAACACTCGGAAGCCCAACGATTTCTCCATTGCCCGTAAGGTCGACGGCGACACCCTGGACTACCAAGACGCCCAGTCCACCAACGTGCCCGTCACGTTGAACCAGTGGTTCACCCAGCCGTTCACCATCTTCGATGGTGAGGAAAGCATGTCCTTCAAGGACTTGGTTGCTGTCTATCTGACACCCGCCATGCGTTCCATCGCTCGTGGCGTCGACCGAGCCATTCTTGGCCAGATGCACCGCTTCCTGGTCGGAAGCGCCAAGCGAGTTGGTCGTCTGGAGAATCTGCCCGCCTCGACTTCGCACGAGACCGTCTTGGAAGCTCGCGAAGTGCTCAACGTCAATCTGGCCCCGCTGGATGAGCAACGACACCTGATCGTGTCCGCCCAGAGCGAAACCGCTCTCTTGAAGAACGACCTGTTCATCAAGGCCAACGAGCGAGGCGATGGTGGAAGTGCCATGGAGAACGCCCGACTCGGTCGTATCTTCGCTTTCAACACCTGGATGGGTCAGAACGTGCCGTCCGTTTCGGCTGGTGCTGTCGCCCTTGGTGTTGTGGATGGTGCTGAGGCTGCTGGTAAGGCCACCGCCATCACCACGACATTGGCCGGAACTGCCGCCAACGTTGGTGAGTACGTCAACATCGCTGGTAACGATCAGCCCACCTACTGCACCGCCACAACCGGTGCCACGGCTGTCGATACCATCACGTTGCACGAACCCCTGAAGTACGCCACCGAGGCCAGTGCTGTCATGTCCGTATACGCCAAGGATACCGTGGACCATCCGGATGGTGGTGCTGGTACGTACGCCATCGGTTGGAGCAAGTACATTGCTGTCGATACCATCGCCAGTTGGTCCGTAGGTCAGTTGTGTGCCTTTGGTGCCCCTGGTGCCAATCGCCGGGTCTACACGGTCATCGCCAAGGGTGCCGCCAGCATCCTGTTGGATCGCCCCCTGGAAATCGCTGTCGGTGACGGCGACGATGCGTTCCCCGGCCCGAAGGGCAATATGAACCTCGCGTTCCATCGCGAAGCTCTCGCTCTCATCACACGGCCCTTGGCCCTCCCGCGAGTTGGCACCGGTGCCGCCGCTGGTGTTGCCACGTACAATGACGTGTCGATGCGAATTTCGATGCAGTACGACCAGGCTGTTGGCGGGACCAAGGTCAACTGTGACATCCTCGCCGGTTTGGCTCTGCTCGACGTGAACCTCGGTTGCGTCATGCTTGGCTAGACTCCTCTCTGAGTTTCAAGGTTTACCCGGCTCCCTGATTGGGAGCCGGGTGACCTTTCTTTCTTCCTTTGTCAGAGTGGAGACTTACCATGGATTTCGGACTGCTTGCTTTCAACGGAATGACGGAGATGGGGTGGATTATCCAACAGTATGGACCTCTTATAGCCGTCATCACTTTCTTCATCTGGCGCGACTATTGCCGCGAAGACAGACTCTCAACCCGTGTCAAAGAACTGGAAGACGAACAGCGGCAGGTTGAACAGCGGCAGGTTATCCTTCCGCTGGTAACACACTGCACTGAAGTGATCACGAGGAGCACTCAGGTCATGGACCAGAACACGAAGGTAATGGCACGCCTAGAAAAAGTCATTGATAAGACACTCACATAAACGAGGTCGCCATCTACCCTGCCGAGCGAATTCTCAAAAACATGATTCGGCGTACGCTCTATATGCTGAAGCGACAGTACGGCGGCACCGTCGATATTTACACCTTGATCAGTTCAACGACTGATCAAGCAACTGGTGTAGTTACACTAGTTAAGGACATGGTGCGTGTTGACCGTGCTGTTGTA